CCTCAGTTTGTTGTTGTTGGTTTCTCTGCTCTTCTATTGTGTTGTCAGATACTGCTTTGATAGCCGCTGGTCCCATCTTTGCAAGCATTTGCTCTTGCTGGGCCTGTTGTGCCATCTGCATCTCCATTTGGAGTTCTTGTTGTGATTTGATTAGAGCAGCCGTCTTGATACCCAATGCTGTGGCTCTTCTATTGAAGTATTCACCTACATTGACATACTGAGCAACGGCTTCTGGTCCTACTACTTGAGCTGCCCCAGCAAGGAACAAGTCAAGTTTCTGGAGGTCGTTACCTCTGCCTAGTGCTTCAACACCAGTAATAATCACAGGGGTAGCAATGTCCTTTGGTAGCTTAGGTAGCTTCTTTTTCTTTGTCAGACTAGAAAGCAACCTATTCACAAGTGGAAGCTGAAGCTCAGTAGACAGAAGTGAGTAAAGACCACCAAGGGAACTCTCAAGCTCCATACTGAGCATCCTTATCTCCTCTGCTGTGACCCTCTCTGCATTCCTTACAACACCACTGGTAAGCAAGAAGCTGTGCCCGAGGCGATCTTTGATGGCAGCAATAGTCTCCTGAGCCACCCTGAAATCGTTAAACTTGTTTAGTTGAAGAACAGAAACGTCTGCTGCATTACCTTGAGTAATGGTCCCGTTAGGACTTTCAGCCAACGTCCTGGCCCTTGTGGTTCCGTTTGGATTCACAAGAAATAGAACCTTTGCGGCAGCAGCCGAGCCCTCAACAATCGCTCTTGTAAGACTTTCAAGAGATTGGAGGTCCCCGAGGTATTCCTCAACGTATCCTCTGCCGTAGTCTTCTCCATCAATTCTGCTGAACCGCAAAGGTATGAAGGGGTTTTGGTCTAGTGGGTAAGTTCCTTCAGAACCTTCGACGGGGTTTCCATTGATGTCTTGGAAGACATGCCACTTGTTTTCTTTGCGGCAAACAGCGGTATACAGGTCTACCTCTGCCATGGGATCTTTTGCATCTACATCAACAACAGCCTTCATGTTGTCATCGAGAGCTGCGTAGCTCATGCTTTCTTTTGTGGCTATGTAGATAACATTACCCATTGAGTCCCTCTCGACCACAAACCGGTCAAGGTGGAACACACGCATACCTCCAGAGTCTGGTAGATACACAAGAGCATTGCCTGTAACAATGAGATGCTTGAGTGCTTCGTGAAGACCAGTCCTGTAGGTCTCCCTGCTGATCTCATCCATTGTTGCCTCTTCAACTTTCTGAAGGGCTTGCTCAACCTGACTGATTACTTCCTCTGGTGCTCCTTCTTGTTGGAGTCCATAGGTGTCTACGTTGAGTCTAAAGAAGGGAGCGTTGGGTGGTAGGAGTGCTAACAAAAGTTTAGAGGCAAGGTTATTTACTCCTCTAGCCCCAACACCCTGAAACGGTGTATCCAGTCTTGATGAAGCGCCAAAGCCAGCATCCGGCATTATGTAGGGAAGTGTCAGCCTTGAGGCTTGTCTTGCCCTATCCAGGTATTGCTCCCTCCGTCCTTCAAGGGAAGTGTATAGGCTTTTAGCGGTTCCTGTATACATTGGTTATTTGGTATTATGGTAAGTCTTCCTGAGAGGTCCAATCGGCACCAGCAAGCTCTGCAAGAATCTCTGCGTGAGTAAAGGTGTCCATGCCCTCAAACACCTCTGGTGTCTCGTTGTCCCACTTGAGGATTGTCTTTGTGCCATCAAGTGAGAGACGCAGAGTGTTCTTGGAGGATTCAATGGCGGCATCAATAAATGTATTACCGACCACCACTTGCTCCGTAGTCTCTTCTCCTTCTTCGTCGATGACCACCTGTTCCTCGGTGATGTCTCCGGCGTTGATATCTTCTAGGGTCATTACAACCCACTTTCTATTAGCGTAATTGCTCATGGTTATTAATAAGGGGTATCTAGTTGTAGGTCTGAAGTTGTCATGTTGGTCATCACTGCTGCGCCTCCGACTTCCTTTAAAGAAATATTTGAGAACTGAACGTATTGGTTTGGACTCAGTTCAATTGAGCCAAGTGCAAGTCCAGCGTTCGCTGCTGTGAAATAATGCTCTACTGAGCCTGAGCCAGTTTGAAGGGTTGTGTATGATGAGCCGTCGTAAAACCGAGCGAGCGCAATACTGCCTGATGTCTCATCCGTCTCAAAATCAAACGTAAGCTTGTAAGTTTTGCCTACAGTTACATTGCCTGTGAGGATGCCGCTACCTGCTAGGGAAGCTTGCAGTGCGCTATTGCTGCCGCCAGAAGCCCCTCTTGCTGCTCTAATTGAGGTTGTTGATGGGTTAGTTATTATGTTGCCGTAAGTAGTCCACTTTGAAGAATCGTATGGGTTGGCAATAGTCAGCTCTGGACCGATGTATTGCCCACGGACCTGCTTGACGGACACGTTGTCTATTTTAAACGAACCTGTGCCGCCATTGATAAACACCCTAAAACTGCCAGCAAATGTTGCAGTGAACACTACTTCGTATGTTCGTAAGGTTGAGTCATAATTTGCGCTAGAAAGGTTAAGAACCTCCGTTGAGTTGTACGCAAGGCGCAAAGTCTGAGTGCCAGAAACGTATTGGGCGTCAAAGGTCACTTTGTAGGTGCGCCCCGCTACAAGGTTTGACGAGGTAAAGGGAAGATAGTTTCCATACCAAGTGCCTGCGTCAGGGTGAGTAAGCAGAAGAGCACCATCAGATGCTGACGCTTGTAAGGAACCAGCAGGTGTCCAACCAGTAGCCCCGTTGCTGAAGTCCCCATTAGTGACCTCCTCGCTTCCTTCAGCTTCCAGTCCCTGAAAGATTATATCGTTGGTGCCATCAGCGGCAGGACTGCTTGCGTCCCCCATGCGCCACCAGTGAAGCGCCTTGTCACTAAGGTCGTATGCTCCGTGCCCGCTAGAGATGTCTATGGGGCGTCCTCTGTTGAATAGGGCGCGAATGGCTTCATCATCTAGGTCCTCGTGGATGGAGAATTCATCGATGCTTCCGTTGAAGTAAGAATCACCACCTCTGCCAATGCGAAGACCCGTCGTGTAAGATTCCATTGAGCCGCTGTTTTGTGCAGCACCCTTTTCTTGTTTAACACCATCAATCCAAAGCTCGCACCCAGTGAGGTCATTGAATTTTATTTTAACCGTCCAGTGATGCCAATTGCCGTCATCTTGTGCCGGATTATCAACCCAGTATTGGAAAACAGTGCTAGCCATGTATAGTAGCGGCTTGTTTCCATTGTTTATTTGGAACGCACCTTTAGTCGTGTCCCCGTGGTCCCAGATTCGTTGTCCACCCCCTGTAGTTTTTAACCACCAGCTATAATACCTGCTCTCGTTGTTCGGTTGAGCTGTTGCGTCCACCTGTGTCACCAAGTGGTCATTCGTTCCGTCAAAGTTAATGCTCTTCGTGTTGTCCACCGGAGGCAACGCATAGATAGCCTTGGGTGCCTCTGTCTGGATTGTGGCTCCGGTGATGATGCCGGTGTGTCCGTTGACTTGTTTAACTGAAATGTTGTCCCAAGCGACTGTGCCATCACTTGTTCCTGCTTGTTTGGCGTAGAACGCAAGCTCGGTGCTTGTTGCGGCAGCAACGAAAAAGAATGAATGCGAACCTAAATCGGTCCCCTCAATAATTGTGCCCGGTGCCGTGCCTTGCCTGTAGACTTCCCACTTTGTGGAAGTGCGAGAAACGACATCAAACGTAAGCTGATACGTTGCTCCATTGACCGTAGTAAATGTTTGAGACATCCCGCCACGGTCATCAGTGCCCACTGCGCCAGTAATAGCTGTGCCGTTACTAAACGTAACTGTTCCTCCTGAACTAGTGCCCCAGTTAGAAACGTCTGAATCAAACGTGCCGTTAGTGATAAGCTCTGAACCCACTCCCGGATTCGTTTGGTCAAAGAGCAGGTTCCCAAAGCTATTAGACAGTCTTACTGACGTCCCGTCTGCCGCAGGGTTCGTGGCGTCTACCCGGTAGTAAGCTTGGAGATTATCTTTGTAGATATCGTAGGCTCCCGTGTTGACCACAAGGTGCGTGGGTTGCCCTGCGTTGTAGAGAGCCTTCACGGCGTCCCCATCATCGAGTGCGGTGTCCCAGACGGCTACTTCATCAAGAGAACCGTCCGTGAAGCCGCTAGCACCTCCCCTACACCCCAAGAAAGCGTTTTGAACTCCTCCCCAACCAGCGTCTAAATTACCTCCAGTGCCACTCTGCAAGACTCCGTCGAGGTATAATTTTGCGGCATTCTCGCTGGCATCCCAGACACCGACCAGATGATACCACTGCCCCGTATTGAGTGCTGAGTCTACAACAGAAGCGTAATGACTGCCACCCTCCCTCACGTAAAAACTAGGTTTCCCAGCTTCCCGAATATTGAACTGCGCGAAAGTAACGTCAGCGTAAGCAGCTTCAAAAATCCGTGTGTATGGAGAGGCAAGAGAAAGGTTATCTGAATTGAACCAAAGCGAGACTGAGAAATCATTGCTGCCAATGTCATTAAACACCGTCGGCAGCGCGAACTGCACAAAGTCGTCCGTCCCATCAAACGACAAGCTGCGCTCCCCTGGTGCTATAGGTCGCAGATTCTGGACCTTCTTGGGGACGCTTTCGGTGACCTCTTTGACGCTTACGTTGTCAAAGTCAGTAAAGGCATCGGTAAGACTGTCTTGGTTACGAGAGCGTAGAGTAATAAAAGTAGTGGTGGCAGTAGCTGTAAATGTTCCTGAAACTGTTCGGGTAGTTCCTTGACTGTCTGAAAAACCTTGTGCCAACGCGCTAACATTTTGTGCTCCGTTAAAATGCGTTCCAAAGAAGGCGTCCCAGTTTGGACTCGTCCCCTTAGTTCCTTCCACCGTGTATGAATACACACCGCCGACCCGAGTTGGGAACCCTTGGTAAGCGAAGCCGTAACTAGTGCTACTTGTGACCCTAAGTTTGCCGCTTACAACCGATAAAGCAGTTGTGCTGTAATACGAGTGGGCAGTCCAACCGGTCGTATCCGTGTCGTATGTCCCATTAGTAATCAGCTCCGTGCCGCCGTCCGCTTGAATCCGAGGACCATTGATGGTGCCCGCGTTCTGGACCTCTCGCAGACTTACATTATCTATAGAGCCAAAAAAGCTAGTGCCATTATTGAACTGAAGATTTGTTTTTGTGCCGTTAGATGTAACAAAAACAGAATGCGTTCCTACAGAGCTTGGTATTTCCATGTTTGGAAAAGCAGCACTACCTCCCGCAAGGCTCAAGGTGCCCCCATTTGTAGATACTACGTCATATTGCAGCTTGTAAGCAGCAACGGTTGCCGGAACCGCTCCAGTATCAATTATAAATTGGTTTGCTGTTGATGTAGTAAAAGTTCCGACTCCGTTTTCAACAACAGCAGGTCCTAACTTCAACCAATTATTGGTGTCCGAAAACCCACCATCAGTAATCTTCTCACTCCCCAGTCCACCATTCGGTCCTTGGTCAAACAGCAGGCTCTCGTGCCCGTCACTCTTAGTGCCCAGCTTGCCTTCACCCATGCGATACCAGTGGTCGAGCGTGGAGTAACTGCTGAGGTTCGTCGGTTGTCCGTTGTTGTATAGTTCGTCGGCTAGTGCTGATTGGTCCCCATCAAATATTGCGAACTCATCTAGGGAGCCGTCAAAGTAAGAACTTCCGCCGCGACCTATCCTGATGCCTGTGGTGTATGCTAGAGCAGAGCCTGAGCTAGTAGCGGTCGAGTCTACGGCTAGCTCAACGCCATCGCAAAACAAACGGGACTGCGTCACATCTGTGTGCAAAAGCAAAAGCCAGTGATGCCAAAGTCCATCGTCATTTTTACTGGTTGAAGCAAAATACCGAAACCAAGCAGAATTTAGCTGTAAAAGAGGTCTTCCGCCTGAATAGTTAAACCAGAAACCTCCAATGTTGTAATCTCCGTGGTCAAAAACTTGGTTGTTGCCAGTATCCGTGCTCTTTGCCCAGAAGCTGTAGGTCTTCGTGGCCAGCGTGCTGTCGGCGCTAGTGGTGATTACATCGTCCGTCCCGTCGAACTTGATACTCTTGTCCCCCACAAACGTAGGCGTAAAGCTTTTATAGCCACCAGATAAAACAACATTGTCGCTCTCAGCAGTAGCACCTGATGCAATAGCAACTGGTCTTGTAAGAGGTCGGGTAAGTTTGCGGGTAAGGGACATTTAATTAATTAGTAGGCGCTGCGCTCGTTTACTGGCTTCACTACAATGTTGTAGGTTTCCGAAGATCCCCCTTCAATTTTTACTTGTAGCGAATTAGAAGCAGTAGTGAAAATAACCTGGCCTGTATCTGTAAATTCAGCGTCCACACCAAGACTTTGATAGTTATCAGCAGATCCGTCAGCGCTTACATCGTGCTTTAAGGTTATTTTTGTTGCGTTAAAGCTATCGTTAGGGACAACCGAAAACAACCCAGTGCCTCCGTGCCACTTAACATTTACTGTTCCTGTGCTTGCAGCAACTGATTGTGATATTCCATATTGCATAATTTATAGTTCTTTCCTGTTTTAATAATTCATATTAGACCCAGATCCCCCGCTTCCTCCTGTATTTACGGTAGGTCTCCTGATAATAAGACTGCCAATACCAGAGCCACGGCGTTTTGCTTGTTTCTTTTTAGGCTTCTTTTGGACTGCCACTTCCGTAGGTGGAGGGGGCGGTGGTGGTGGTGGGTCCGCTTGGACCACCTTTGGTCTACTCATGCACATAATATTTAGAGGATGTTCTCGTTCTGTTCTTGGAAGGCAGCCTCCAGAAACTTAATCACAGCTCTTTGTCCGTAATGAAAGTCTAATTCTCGGAGACTAGTGGATGTATCAAAGTCCTTTTGAGGGAACCTTTCTTGCAGGGCATCTAGGAAAACCTTTGATACTGTGGGGAAATCTTTATTTTGAATTATCATATATGGCTAGAGGTCGTTAAGAACTTCAGGAAGTTTCTCGTTATTGATCCACTCCTTGGTCTGCAATAGGCACATAGAGTTCCACACTACAGCACCCAAATGGTCTTCCTCTTCGTCCCCCTCCATGAATGCCCACAGGTGTCTGTAAATGCTGTCAACATAACGACTTAGGGGGATTCCCTTTTCCCAATTAGACCTCCCATACTTCAGTGCTCCATCCTCAAATCTCTTTGAAGCAGCACGCAGAGCAGCAATAGGTAACAACGAGGGCAGCCCCTTGCCAGTCATAGAATCCCTCACAGCTCCACTTGCGAACTGACTGCGCTCTCCTGAGTCTGGTAGTTTTCTTACTGAGGGGTCCATAGCTTTATCTCCTGTGTTTCTCTGTCGTATTCGTTGTGTCTGAGGATTCTTGCAAGCCTAGCGGTTAGCAGTGCGTCATCTGCTGTGAGTCCCTTGGATTCATAGACATCGACCACTGTTTCCCATGACTCTCCATGCTTGTCTAGCAGCTTTTGTGCTGTGATTAGTCCTACACCGGGGACCCCACCATAGCCATCAGTAGAGTCACCAGCCATTGCTTGGACAAGGTGGAACCTATCGGCTTCCTCGTCTGTGGTGTCCTTTGTCTCATCCTTGAGGAAGTTATACCAAGTGCAAGGGAGTGTTCCAAAGTCCTTGTCACCACTGACTGCGATAGTGTTCTCCCTGTCTCCTGTGGCTAGGATTCCAATGACATCATCAGCCTCCAGGTTGTCCCACTTGTCTCCATTGAAGGTCTCCATCATCCACTCCCTGATCTCATTGATACCAAGGGGGCTTCTCTTGTCCTTTCGGTTGGCCTTGTATTCAGGGAACAAGTCATACCTAAAGTTCCTCCTATCAGAGAAGATGGTTGTGACCTCAGTAGTCTCCAGCTTCTCCAGTATGTTTTCCATTAGCTGGATTGCCTCTGCCTTCGCTTGGTTAAAGTCAGTGTGAATGGTAAAGATGTCATCCTCCCATTTGGTCTCCACTTCAGCAGCAAACGCTGCCCTGTAGAGAATCATGTCGCCGTCAATCAATGCTTGTTTCATATTGTTTAGTGAGTTTCTGCCCAGTTAGCTCCTATCTTGAACTCACCATCCAACGGGCATTTGAAGTTAAGGATGGTTCCTGCCTTGATGATTGCGCTGACAAACGAATGACCAAGGGCATCTGCTTGTTTCTTGTTGCATGAGAACTGGACCTCATCGTGGACATTGGCGTGCAGCTCGTAGGGGATGTCTTTGTTATCCATCTCAAACTCCACCAGTGCTTGCTTCATGACTACAGCACCAGCCGATTGAAGCAGCAGGTTCAGTGAGCTGTGCATTGATCGACAAGGAAGAGTCCTACCGTCAAGCCCGTGGAGCACTCCATGTTTCTCTACTTGTTGGTGAACAGCAGAAGTAAGCGATTTGATTGCGGGGATCTTAGACATAAAGGATGCCTTTAGTTGCTTCCCTTCTTTACTGGATCCACCAACGATCTCACCAATCTTTTTGTCTCCTGCACCATATAGGAAGGCGTATATAAAAGTTTTCGCTTGGTCCCTATTTTCAAGGCCCGCAGCCTTTTGGTTAGCTGTATGAATGTCCCCTTCAAGGATCTCCTTTGCATACTGCCCCTTGTCCCACTGATACATATAGTGAGCAAGACACCTAAGCTCCAACCCAGAAGCATCAGCACCTACAAGCACCTTGCCTTTGGGGGCGGTAAACAAAGACCTACATTGTTCTCCATACTCAGCTCTGACTGCTGGAACCTGGGCCATGTTTGGATGGTGATGACTACACCTACCACTCACAGTTCCCAAGGTATTGACTGACCCATGCAGTCTCCCTTTGTGTTCTAACTTAAGCCACGCTTGGTTCCCTTCAGCTACCTGACCGAGCCTCTTACTGACAAGCAGGTATTCAAGAAGCTTCAGTGACTGAGGTGTATCGATCTCCCTCAAGACTGCCTCGTTGATTGCTGGTCTCTTCCCGTCGTATTCCTT